TATTGCTTTCGTATGTGTGATGGCCTTCTTATGACAGATAAGGATATCATCAACTGTCAGACTTTTCCGCAGGACTTTGATTTCATGAATCAGAATGTTCAGTATGTATGCGGAATGAGTGTTCCACCGGTGATGATGGCAAAAATATCGGAGCAGGTGTATTTACAATGGCTAAGAAATTGAAATATGTCCCTTCGCCCTTCATGGCAAAGGATTCTCACTATGATAAAGAAGCTGCTGACTATGCCATGAATTTCATACAGTGCCTTTGCCACACTAAAGGTACATGGGCTGGAAAGCCTTTTGAACTGATTCCGTGGCAGGAACAGATTGTCAGGGATGTATTTGGAATAATAAAACCAAATGGTTATCGACAATTTAATACAGCATATATCGAAATTCCGAAGAAACAGGGCAAGAGCGAGATGGCAGCCGCAGTTGCGCTACTTTTGACCTGTGGTGATGGAGAAGAACGTGCGGAAGTGTACGGATGTGCAGCTGATAGGCAGCAGGCTTCTATTGTATTTGAAGTAGCTGCTGACATGATAAGAATGTGTCCAGCACTTAATAAGAGATGCAAGATATTATCTGCATCAAAGAGGATTATTTATCTTCCAACTAACAGCTTTTATCAGGTTTTATCTGCTGAAGCGTATTCAAAGCATGGATTCAATATACATGGAGTGGTGTTCGATGAGTTACATACTCAGCCGAACAGGAAGCTTTTTGATGTAATGACAAAAGGATCTGGAGATGCAAGGATGCAGCCTCTATATTTCCTTATCACGACAGCCGGCACTGATACAAGGTCAATCTGTTATGAGACACATCAGAAGGCTAAGGATATCCTGGAAGGAAGAAAAATTGATCCTACGTTTTATCCTGTAATCTACGGGGCAGATGAAGATGATGATTGGACAGATCCTAAGGTTTGGAAGAAAGCTAACCCATCACTTGGGATTACAGTGGGTATTGATAAAGTGAAAGCTGCTTGTGAGAGTGCAAAACAGAATCCTGGGGAAGAAAACTCCTTCAGACAATTAAGACTGAACCAGTGGGTTAAGCAGGCTACAAGGTGGATGAGTATGCAGGTGTGGGATGCTTGTGCTTTTCCTATTGATGAGGAAGAACTTGAAGGAAGAGTCTGTTATGGAGGTTTAGACCTTTCATCGACTACAGACTTAACTTCATTCTGTTTGGTATTCCCACCTGAAGATGAGGATGGTAAGTACATAGTACTTCCATACTTTTGGGTACCTGAAGAAACATTAGACCTTCGTGTAAAACGTGATCATGTACCTTATGATGTATGGGAAAAACAAGGCTTTATACAAACAACTGAAGGCAATGTCATTCATTACGGATTCATTGAGAAGTTTATTGAGGCATTGGGAGAACGATTCAATATCCGTGAGATTGGGTATGACCGTTGGGGAGCAACTCAGATTTCTCAGGATCTTGAAGGATGCGGATTCACAGTAATACCGATGGGACAGGGATTTGCTTCAATGAGTCCTCCTACGAAAGAACTTATGAACCTTACTTTGCAGAAGCGTATAGCTCATGCAGGGCATCCTGTTCTTAGATGGAATATGGATAATATTTATATCAGGACAGATCCTGCAGGTAATATCAAAGCTGATAAGGCAAAATCAACTGAAAAGATTGATGGAGCCATTGCTATGATAATGGCTTTGGATAGGGCTATAAGATGCGGTAATGATACAAGTGAAAGTGTTTATGATACAAGAGGTATTATTTCATTTTAAGAGCTGACGCAACATGCTATACTTAGAATATTATAAGTTGTTGAGGTGATTGTATGGACTCTTTAAATGAGATAAGAAAGAAAATCCCTATGCCTACACATTGTCCTTTTTGCGGTGAATTGCTCACTCCAGACAATGCTGAACTAGATCATATAATACCACCAAGATTAGGTGGAAAAACTGAAGAAAAGAACATGAGATATCTGTGCAGAGAATGTAATAGGAGAAAAGCAAACAAATATAATGTGATTTTTGAATACTATTACCGGCTTATGCAGAACAAAGGAATGACGGATGAATCATTAGGTAAGAAAATTGACTACGCCCTGAGAGATATGTCAGTTGAAGATATGGATAATCTTGAGAAGAGACTTGAGAGTAAGGATCCTTCATTTAAGAGATTATTTGCATATTACAAGGCTTTATCTTCATATTTTAATAAAGATTTACCACAGGAAGCACAGCCTCAGAATGATGAGATTGCAGAAAAGATGGCTTCAGTTATTAAGGCCTATGACAACTATGACATAGACTCTGAGGAACGAGTAGAAATCAACGGAAATATCTTTAAGTATAAAAAGGACTTTCCTATCGATCAGTATAAAGAAATTCTGGCTGAGTATGGAGAAGAGGAACAGGATGAAGTGTATTCTGTTTATTTGGACGAAGAAGGAAGGCTGGTGGTTTACTGATGAATTACGGAAAAGGAACGATAATCTTTGTTCGTAGGACAAAGTTTGCTGATAATGGGCAATATGATAACAGAGCAGGACATCCGAGCATGCTCCCTATAGCATCAGATGATGTTTCAGGCGATACATATTATCTGATGCTTACAAGTAATGTTTCTAAGATAAATGCATATCCAGATAAATACTATGATTTATCAGATGTATGGCAAGATATTCCATTGGAGCGACCATCACTAATAAACCTTCAGTATATATACAAAGGAAGGGTTGAGGGAGGAAAACTTGGTGGTTTATGGCCTCAGCTTTATAAGGATGTTATAAGAGAGTTGAAACGATATCAGAATGAGCATCCATGTGAGTGTTATGAAGAACTAAAAGGAAAAATATAAATGTTTTTAAGGCATCGCTTCGGCGGTGCTTTTTTCGTGCAGTGAAAGGTGGCCGGTATGATCATTCTTTCAATTATCGGATTCCTGCTCATCCGGGAAGCCATAAATCAAATGGAGGATATATGAGCATTTTTAATGGAATATTTAAATCAAGAGCACCAACAAATAGAACTGCAGGCTCAGCCTATGGATTTTTCATGGGTTCATCTGCTGCAGGGAAGAGGGTAAATGAAAGAACGGCCATGCAGACATCAGCAGTTTATGCCTGCGTAAGAGTGATTTCAGAATCTGTTGCGAGTCTTCCACTTCACCTTTACAGGTATACGGATGGTGGGGGAAAAGAAAAAGCTATAGCTCATCCCTTATATCATCTTTTGCATGATGAACCCAATCCAGAAATGACTGCATATTCGTTCTTTGAAGTCGCCCTCACGCACATGTTGCTTTATGGAAACTTTTATTCTCAAATAATTCGCAATGGGAAAGGTGAAGTAATCGCGCTCTACCCTCTGATGCCGGATAGGATGACTGTAGACAGGGATGATAAGGGACACCTTTACTATGAATACCAGCTTACAAGTGATGATCCGGTAAAGAAAAAAGAGTCCACGGTAGTGCTTAAGCCAGAGGACGTACTTCACGTACCAGGGTTATCCTTTGACGGGCTTGTAGGTTATAGTCCTATTGCTATGGCTAGAAATGCTATAGGACTTGGCATAGCAGCTGAAGAGTATGGCAGTAAGTTCTATGCTAACGGGGCAGCTCCGAGCGGTGTCCTTGAACATCCTGGAACACTTAAGGATCCATCAAAGGTAAGGGAGAGCTGGACACAGACATTTGGTGGAAGCTCGAACTCCAACAAAGTCGCTGTACTTGAGGAAGGCATGAAGTATACGCCTATATCCATTAACCCTGCGGAAGCTCAGTTCCTAGATACAAGGAAGTTTCAAGTGACAGAAATCTGCAGAATATTCAGGGTACCACCTCATATGGTTGCTGACCTTGATAAGTCGAGCTTCTCAAATATAGAGCAGCAGAGCCTTGAATATGTCCAGTATACACTCAGACCTTGGCTTACAAGGTTGGAACAGGCTATGAGCAGAAGACTCTTTTCACAAGAAGAAAAGAAGTCTTATTTTTTTAGGTTCAATGTAGATGGTCTGCTCCGAGGAGATTATCAGTCGAGAATGAATGGCTATGCCGTAGCAAGGCAGAACGGTTGGATGAGCGCAAATGACATAAGAGAGTTAGAGGATTTAGACCTAATTCCAGAAGAGCAGGGAGGAGATTTATATCTCATCAATGGAAACATGACAAAGCTTGAGGATGCAGGTTTATTTGCAGATAAGGGAAAGGAGGAATCCGATGAAGAACAGGAAGTTCTGGAACTGGACGAGTCGGAAGACAAAGGATCAGGAAGGAAACGAAAATACCGAGAGGGTGCTTAGTTTAAATGGAACAATAGCAGAAGAGAGCTGGTATGACGATGACGTTACACCAGCTCTTTTTCGTGATGAGTTAAATGCTGGTGATGGAGACGTGACTGTGTGGATCAATTCACCAGGAGGCGACTGTATAGCTGCAGCTCAGATCTATAATATGCTCACGCAATATCCGGGGAAGGTTACAGTCAAGATTGATGGTCTTGCTGCATCAGCTGCATCAGTCATAGCGATGGCTGGTGACACTGTTTATATGTCTCCGGTATCTATGCTGATGATTCATAACCCGGCGACCATGGCATTTGGTGACTATGCAGAAATGCAGAAAGCCATAGATATGCTTGAGCAGGTCAAGGAATCAATCATCAATGCCTATGTCTTAAAGACAGGACAGAGCAGAGCAAAACTAAGTCATCTGATGGATGCCGAAACATGGATGGACGCAAACAAAGCTGTAGAGCTAGGTTTTGCAGATGAAATCATAAAGAAAGGTACTCAGGATGAAGAGCATCCGGAAGTATCAATGCTTTTCTCACGTAAGGCTGTTGATAATGCCTTAATGAACAAGGTTTCAGCCAAGTTTGAAAAAGAAAAACAGCCTGTCGCTCAGCAGGCAGAAATACCCAATATGGAAACGGATAAGGGACGCTCAGTTAAGGATATTAACGAGCGTCTTTCTATCATCAAAAGATTAATATAATGGAGGAAAAATACTATGAGATTACAGCAGCTTATTGATAAGAGAGCAAAGGTATGGGAACAGGCAAAGGAGTTTGTGGATACCCATCAGAAAGAAAATGGAACACTATCTGCAGAGGATACTGCAGCCTACGAAAAAATGGAGGCTGAGATCACAGATCTTACAGCAGCGATTGACCGCGAAAGAAGGGCAGAGGAAAGAGAAGCAGAATTAAACAGACCTGTTAACACACCTCTTACCGCAAAGCCCGGTAAGGCAAATTCAGAAGGGGACGAGAAAACAGGTAGAGCATCAGATGAGTACAGAAAGGCAATGTTAAATGCCCTCCGCACTAACTTCCGACAGGTTTCCAATGTACTTCAGGAAGGTGTGGATACAGATGGTGGATATCTTGTTCCGGAGGAGTACGACAAAAGAATTATCGATGTGCTTACTGAAGAGAACATTTTCAGAGGACTTGCAACTACAATCACGACATCCGGAGAGCACAAGATCAACATCGCAGCAACAAAACCTGCGGCAGCATGGATTGACGAGGGAGAGCAGCTCACATTCGGTGATGCTACATTCGACCAGACAATCCTTGATGCACATAAGCTCCATGTAGCTATCAAGGTTACAGAAGAGCTCCTTTACGACAACGCCTTTGGTCTTGAGAACTACATCATCACTCAGTTTGGCAAGGCTCTTGGAAATGCTGAAGAGGATGCATTCCTTAATGGCGATGGTACAGGAAAGCCCACAGGTATTTTTCATGCTACAAAGGGCGGTCAGGTGTATGGTACTACAGCTACACAGGATAAGGTTGCAGCAGATGAGCTTATAGGTCTCATCTATGGACTTAAGCGCCCGTATAGAAAGAAGGCATCTTTCATTCTTAATGATAAAACGATTTCTCAGATCAGAACATTGAAGGATAATAACGGAGCATATATCTGGCAGCCTTCATACCAGGCTGGTGAGCCTGACAAGATCCTTGGCTATTCACTTCATACCTCTGCATATGCACCGACAAATGCTGTAGCCTTTGGAGACTACAGTTACTATAACATCGGTGACAGAGGTTCCAGATCTTTCTCAGTTCTTAAGGAACTGTTTGCCGGAAATGGCATGATCGGATATGTCGCTAAGGAGAGGGTTGATGGAAAACTCATTCTTCCCGAGGCAGTCCAGATTCTTAAGATCAAAGCTAAGTCTGGAGCTGCAGGCTGATAATTGTTTTGGGGGCTGCTTTTTATCGGCAGCCCTTTTTATGAAAGGCGGTAAAAATGATCATATCCGTTGAAGAGGCAAAGGGTTATCTGAGGGTAGAGCATGATGAGGATGACTCCCTCATTGAAAGCTTTATACTGTCTGCCCAACAGCTCTGTATGGACATATTAAGAACGGATGACCTTTCTGTTCTGGAAGATGACAGGAATGCCAAAGTAGCTCTTCTTTACTGCGTGGCTTACTTCTATGAGCATAGGGAGGAGACAAATTATCGCACAGTGACTTTGTCATTACGGGCTCTTTTATCAGGAAACAGGAAGGCTGAGTTTTAATGAATATCTCTAATTTAAATGAACGGATCTTAATACAAAAGAGCGATGTTTCATCTGATGAAATAGGTAATCAGGTGGAGGTATGGAAAGATTATTATTCATGCCGTGCATATTGCAGCGATAACCCACAAGGTGGCAGCAATGGAGATGAGAGCAGTATGTCATTTGAAACCTTAGCGCATCCGATAATTACATTTTCTGTGCGGTACAGTAAAAAGGCATCTTCGGTTGATTCTGAGAATTTCAGGATAGTTTTTCAGGATGAAGTGTACGAGATAGTTTCGGTAGACCACATGAATTACATGAAAAAACTTATCAAATATCGATGCAGGAGGCAGAGGAATGGGAAACTTCGTGAGGATTGATCAGCTGGCCGGTGAAATAGTTAAAGGACTGAAAGAATATGAAAGGCTGACAACGGATGATATGAAAAAGGCTGTTAAAAAGGCTGGCCAGACGGCAAGAAAACAGATATCTGCTACAGCACCGAAAAACACAGGGATTTATTCCAAAAGCTGGGCTGTAAAAACTACTAAGGAGTTTTCAGATTCAATAGAGGTTACGGTCCATTCAAGAAATAGGTATCGTATAGCTCATCTTCTTGAAAACGGCCATGCAAAACGAGGTGGCGGACGTGTGGCTGCAAGACCACATATAAAAAAGGCAGAAGAAACTGCAGTCAAACAACTTGAAAAGGATATAAAGGACGCACTTGGAGGATAAAAATGGATGCAATTGTCGTGTTACTAAGAAAACTGAAACTGCCTTTTGCGTATGACCACTTTGCAGAAGGGAAAGGACCGGATCCGCCATTCGTAATTTATAGATGTGCGGGAACAGACAACTTTCCTGCGGATGACCGGGTATATTTTCCGGTGGAAGATATTGTTATAGAACTATACACTGACAAAAAAGAGCCGGCTACAGAAAAGAAGCTTGAGAAGCTTTTAACTGATGCGGGCATTTTTTATGAAAAGTCTGAGATATACATAACTACTGAAAAGCTTTATGAAGTCACCTACTCATTTGAGCAGGGAAAGGATTAAGGAGGACAGATATGGGAAATAAGGTGAAGTTCGGCTTAAAGAACGTTTTTTATGCCATAGCAACTATAGCTGATGATAATTCAGCAACATATGCATCACCTGTAAGATGGCCTGGGGCAGTGAATCTTTCAATGGATCCTGCAGGAGAACAGACTAAGTTTTTTGCAGATGATGTGAGCTTTTATACAACTGTCGGTAATGCCGGTTATACAGGTTCCTTTGAAAGCGCATTAGTTCCTGACTCATTCAGGAAAGACGTGCTTGGAGAAATTGAAGATGGGAATGGCGTGCTTATAGAGGACTCAGATGCCACTCCGGTGCACTTTGCACTTATCTTTGAGTTCACGGGTGATGCATCACAGGTAAAGCACGTGCTTTATAACTGTACAGCTGCAAGACCTTCTGTCGGATCAAAGACCAGGGAAGAGTCTGTTGATGTTCAGACAGAATCAATAGACCTTACGTCATCGGCTATTTATGATAAGACGCTGCAGAAGAACATCATCAAAGCTAAGTGTGGCGATAAAGCATCGAAGGCATATGCCGGATGGAATGCGGAAGTATATCTTCCCGCAGCAATTACTGAAGGAGGCAAGGGCAAGTCATGAGAAAAACAGTAAAAGTCGGTGATATGGTAGTGGAGTTTTGCGCTAATGGTGCGACTCCACTTAGATATAAGCAGGTCTTTCACAAGGACCTTTTAAAATTCTTTGATAATGCTTCAAAGGAAGGCGTGGATGATGCCTTTGCTACAGAGACAGTAATGGAACTTTCATTCATTATGGCAATGCAGGCAAAGGGCGGTGACCTTTCAAAGCTCACAGAAGAGGAGTATTACGAGTGGCTCTCACAGTTTGAAGCAAATGATATTCCTCAGAATGCATCGGATATCATCGATGTATATATGGGTAATACCAAAACAGAATCAGAACTAAAAAAAGAGAGCGCCCCACAAGCAGATGCATGAATACTGCAATCTACCTTCTTAGGGTAGTACAGATGGG